TCATATGCTCTTACATCATTTAGGCTTAGGAAACCTTCTCTTAGTCCTTTTGTATATGCATCAAATCTCTCTATTGTTGTACCTCGCAAAAGTGCATCAAGGTTAAATCTAATAAATCCATCTGGCTCTGGTAGCAAGGTAGATAGATTTTGCTCTAATCTCTCAAGAAGTGGGCGTAGAGAATGCTGTACAAATGATAGGTTCTGCGCTTCTACAGAGGCATATGACATGGCTCCTTGTGCAGGATGACCTAATAAACTTAGTGGGACACGGAAAATTCTTGCAATGTCTTCCACATTGAATTTTCTGCTTTCAATTAATTGTGCGTCACTGGCATTTATTGATAGTGGCTTAAATGCTGCACCACCAGATAGAATACCAACTTTGCCAGACATGTATGGACCAGAATGATTTACATTCCAGTTTCTTGCAATGTCTGCAGCCTGATCCTCATTTAATTCTCCTGCTACTTCAATAACACCTGCAGGATTTGCAGAATTACCAAAATATGAGGAAGCATATGTATCTGCTGCCATAGCAATACCTATAGACATACGGCAGGCACCAATAGGGCTTAGGCCATAATGACTACCTGGAATTCTCATCATAGGAATATGTAGTATTTCTCTATTTGTCAAACGCTTTGAATAATTGCCAAGTTCATCTTTAAATTCATATACTAATGGCTCACCAGGAGCAGGTCTAATAATTCTTACATCATTAGGATTTAGGCAATATAACTCTTGTACAACCTCATCTTCATCTCTTACTGTCAAAATGTAGGCATTTCCTTGTAAATGTAGAGAAGATAATACTTGTTCTATAAATTCTAATCTTGTTGATTCTGGATTGGGATTATTAATCCAATTAGGTTGTTCTCCATATACCGCCGCATATGAGATGCGATTACGCCCTCTACGGACATACGCTCCCATGGGCAAAGATGAAATAGTATCTCCCAATAGCCTTACGCAAGCATATACAGAAGATACTCTTAGGGCAGAATCTGCATCTACATATACACCAGCGTTTGATATGCCGTATAACGGTCTTGGTGGAATTAGAGGCTGAATATATTGGCTATTGCCTACTCTGGTCTCTTCTGCTGCTCTTAATCTTTTAGATAGACTCATTGCTTACCTCTTCTTTATTATTGTCAGGGCTTGGAATATTAAAAAATAAACAAGCATCTTCTAAACTATTGAACCAATACCATCCGTCTATAGGATATGTATATTCATCTTTTGATTCCGCTCTTAATTCATAATCTAAATTAAGAACAAAGTTTGGACCATAAGAAAGAATTTCGCTTTCATATTTATAAAATCCTGCTGTCATCCTGTCACCGTCCATCCCTTATTTGTTGCAATTGTTGGGTCATCTCCAGTAGTTCCTGGATTGCCTGTTACTGTAATTGTTCTATCAGATGTAACTGCTGCAGTACCACCTGAAACATATGCACCTGTTGCTGCATTTGTAATTGTAAATGTTCCTGCACCAGTATTTACAGAAGCAACTGTACCAGAAATATTATATGCTACTGGATCAACGCCTGTTATTGTTACTGATCTTGTGGCAACAAATGGTGAAATATTTGCTGTTCCTACTGTGACTGTAACTGTTGTTCCATCGCCGCTTATATTTGTAATTGCTGGATTTAGCGTAGCAAGAGATGTATACATTTCATCAAGTTGTGCGGCACCCATTGAGCAATTTTGAAAACTTTGTGTCCATTTATTTCCAGTAATTTTTGCACGAATAAGATTTCCTGAAGAAGATGATGTGCTTGAAGATCCTAAGCCTAAAAGATTATTTGCCAATGATGTTATTCCACTTAAATTAAGTTCTGCTATTTCTTTTATATTTGTGCTTGAGGGAGTAAACATATTTGCTACAGTTGTAACTGATGCTGTGCTTAATGCAGGTAAAAATACTATACCACTACTAAATCTAAACATTCCTTCCATATTTGTAACTGCTGCAGTATTAAATGCTGGAATAGTTTCTAAAGAAGAAGTTGAATAAAGAAAACTGCTCATATTTGTAACTGCTGCTGTATTAAAGAGCGGAACAGATTTTAGAGAAATAGCATTAAAAAACATGTTTGACATATTTGTAACTGCTGCTGTATTCCATAATGGAACAGATTTTAGAGAAGAGGCACTAAAAAACATGTTTTGCATATTTGTGACAGAAGCAGTATTAAATAACGGAACTGTTCGTATAGATTCAGCACCATTAAACATACTTGACATATTTGTAACAGACGAAGTATTATATAAAGGAACTGACTCTAAAGAAATGCAAGATGAAAACATGCTTGACATAGTTGTAACTGAAGCAGTATTAAAAAATGGTGCCTTCTTTAACATTCTACAACTGCTAAACATGGCTGATGTAGTTGTTAAAGTAGCAGAAGTGTTAAAAACAACATCTTGCAATGCAAAACAGTTACTAAAAAGGTTGCCTGCAGATGTAATATTTGATGAAATAATCTGAATTTGCTGAGCAAGTGCCATTGTTGCGTTAGTTGTTTGGTTAGGACCAAGTATTATACTTGTAGCATTTGGAGCAGCAATAGCAAGACTTGTCCATGGACTAAAAAATCTAATTCCTGAAGTAATTGCAGAATGTCTACGAGATGGAGATACTGTTGCAAATGTTCTACCTGCCGTTGTTGGTGTAATAGTTACAATTGCTTGACGATACCCTTCAGATGTAACAGTTCCAGAAGAAATATCACTCCAAAGATAGTTTTTTTCTGCCGTGGTTCCGCTTGCAAAGTTATCAGATGTTCCATCTCCCCAATCAACTGTATATGTGCTTGCATCTGTAGTAGTCATATTGACAGCAAAATAATTAGAATCTTGATTAAAAACAGCAACTGTTCCAATAATCTTTTGATCAGATGCTGCAGGTACAGTGTAATCCAGCCAATCAGCAGGCTTATACCAGCCAAGATTATTCTCAGTAGATATTGGCTTGCCTCTATCAAGTCCTATTGGAGCATTGCTGGCACGAAGTACAGTCATTATGCAATTTCACTTCCAAATGCTTGGAATGCAAAAGATGCAGTAGAAGCACGAACAGTAATAACATCTGTGGCATCCAATGTAACACCAAGAGTAAATGTTATAGTATCATTTGCATTTAATGATGTTTCGTAAACAAGATAGTGTTGATTTGCAATGCCTGCTCCATCAGGTCTAATTGCTATTCTAAATGTTCCTGTTGTTCCTAAGTTGGCAACAGTTATTGTTGACACTACCGTTTCAGTTGCTGCTGGAACTGTGTAAAGTGTTGTATCTGTTGCTGCTGCTGGGTTAGATTGGCCCAGTACCTTATATGTTGTAGCCATTTATGCTCCTATTAGTAGTAATCCTGAAAAATCTGCTCCACCTGATGGGCCTGTTGCACCAGTTGCTCCTGTAGGACCCGTATCTCCTGTGACGCCTGTTGGTCCAGTTGGTCCTGTTGGTCCAGTAGCACCTACAGGGCTGGTGGAATCTAAAGATCCATCACCCTTTACATATTGAGATGAAGTTCCACCAGCAGTAATAAGGCTATTGGCAGTTATTGTTCCACCAATAGTTACTGTATTTGCTGAGAAATCTCCACCAATTAACGGTGTTGCTGTATTGCTATTTTCTATATAAAGTTTATTTGAACCTGTTTCACTATATCCAGCATTGTATCCAATAAACACATTGCCTGATCCAGTTGCTTCCCTACCAGCCTGATGACCAGCATATAGATTTTGTGAACCTGTGCTATTTAAACGACCTGCTTCAAATCCAAGTGCAGCGTTTTGTGTTCCTGATGTTACTGAAGCAACAGGAATACTAAAGCCTGATCCTGTTAAAAGTCCAGCAGGAGCAGTAGAAGCGTCAATACCAAGAGTTGAGGAATTCCTTATTCCTTTTCCTCCACTTACAAGAGTTACCACTGTAACTGTTCCACCTGCTACAGTAATATCTGCTAAAACATTTGCTGGAGGAACACCAGGAAAGGTATATATACGAGTATATGAAGTAGGAGTTAACTCAACGCTTGAATATGATCCATCTGTATAGCCAGAACCACCAGTAATTGCTCCAAGTGTTGCAGCAACATCTGTAGTTTCTCTTAAGGCTTGTGAACCAATTGCGGTATTTAGTCCAGAAACGCTTCCAATCATAGAACTTCCACCAAGTGCAACAACTCCATTAGTATTAAATGAAGATGCTCCAGCAAAATTACCTATAGCAACAGAATTAAGACCAGTTTGATTTGAATAATAAGCATTGGTTCCCATTGCATTATTTAATCCACCTGTTGTAACAGAGAGCATGGCGGCCGATCCCCACGCATTGTTCTGATTACCAGTTGTAAGAAGATTTAAAGCATTGGTACCAATAGCAACATTGGCATTTGCTGTTGTTGAAGTTGCAAGTACGCCTTGACCAATAGCAATATTACTTCCACCAGTAGTATTATTGGCAAGTGCTTGAACACCAATACCAATATTATTTGCACCAGTTGTGTTATTTGTTAATGCTTGATGACCTAAAGCCACATTGAAATTACCTGTTGTATTAACTCTTAGAGCATCGGTACCAACGGCAGTATTTTCACCAGCAGTTGTATTAAATTCTAATGCCCTGCTTCCAAAAGCAGTATTGTTTGAAGCAGTTGTAGCAGCCTGTAATGATCTAAATCCAACAGCAGTATTAGCATCACCAGTTGTGTTATTTGCTAATGCATTTTCTCCAATAGCAACAATACTACTACCAGTAGTATTATTCTGTGCAGCAAATGCACCAATTGCAGTGTTGCTGCTTTGAGTATTAAATAGTAATGCTGCAACACCAACTGCTGTATTATTACTCTGGTTTGTATTATTTTCAAGTGCTCCAGAACCAATAGAAATGTTATTGTTTCCACTTGTATTGTTAAATAAAGCAGACTGACCAATTCCAGTGTTATTGCTTCCAGTAGTATTTTGAAGTGCATTTGCTCCAATTGCTGTATTGCTATTTGATGTTGTTACTAAGGAAAGTGCATCTGCACCAATTGCTGTATTACTAGAACCTGTTGTATTTAGTGTAAGAGCATTTGTTCCAATTGCCAGATTTTGATTTCCTGTTGTGTTATCTTTTAATGCGTTAACACCAATAGCAATAAGGTTGCTAACAGTTGTATTATCTTCTAATGCATTTTGACCAATAGCAATATTAGCATTACCAGTAGTATTGTTAGATAATGTACCAGAACCTATTCCAGTATTACTACTACCAGTAGTATTGGCTACTAATGATGAAGTACCAATAGCCATGTTATTACTACCTGTTGTGTTTGCTGTTAATGCTCTAAATCCTAATGCAGCATTATTTCCACCTGTAGTATTTAATTTCAATGCATCAAATCCAATAGCCAACATATTGTTTTGAGTATTGTCTCTTAATGCATTGTATCCAATTGCTACTGAATCATCTACCGCCGTTCCTTGTGACATTGCATTGTAGCCAATAACAATATTTTCTCCGCCAGTAATATTATTTTGAAATGCACCATTACCAATAACAACATTTCGTGATCCTGTTGTATTCTCCAGTGAAGCAGCATTACCAATAGCAACATTGTCTTGACCAGTAGTATTGTATCTAAGTGCATTTGAACCTATAGCATTATTTGCAGCAGATGCATTGCTTGCTCTAAGTGCAAAATTACCAATAGCAACATTGTCGCCTTGAGTTGTATTATCTCCAAGTGCTTCAAAGCCTATAGCAACATTGCCATTTGCAGTTGTTGAATCTTGCAAAGCACGAGTACCAATTCCAACATTTGCATCACCAGTAGTATTTGTTTCCATGGCTTGTAATCCAAGTGCCATGTTTCCAGTACCAGTTGTATTATTTGTTAGTGCATTGTATCCAACAGCAGTATTTTGACCTGTTGTGTTAAGTCTTAATGAGTGCCATCCAACTGCGGTGCTATTATCTGATTGAGTAACGCTAAGTGTATTTGTACCAATAGAAACATTGTTACTAATATTAGCACCTGATGCTCCATTTAGTGCTGCAGAACCAATAGCAGTATTGTTGTTACCTGTTGCATTGTTAAAAATAGCAAATGTACCAACACCAACATTTTCTTGACCAGTAGTATTATTTCTCAGGGCTTCAGTACCAATAGCCATGTTATTTCTACCAGTAGTGGTCTCTTTCATAGCACGACCACCAATAGCAACATTTTGA